AGATGTTTAAGTCCGTCGTTGAGGCGGGACAGACCGCTCTGAAGTCCGCGATCCTTATCAACGGTGGTGCGGCAGGCATTTTATTTTCGTTCGCCGCAAGTGCAATGGCGAAATGGGACATCAAGCCGGGCACGCCAATACTCACCGAGATCGGCCATGCACTGCTCGCGTTCATGGTCGGGGTTGGTGCGGCTGGCACCGCGACTGGGTTCCGTTATTTATCTCAATTCTCATACTCAGGGAAGGCAGGCAAGGTTAGCGGAGTCGCCGGATTGATCAGCAACATTATCTCGATAGCGCTTGGCATAACATCGTTCGCGCTGTTCTTCTACGGTGGCTTCCTTGCATATCGCACCCTAGTCTAACCCGGCTAGCGCAATTGCACGGCGATTTGAATGCGGCGCGTCTCCATGCGGCCGGCCGACGTTGTGATGGTGCAGGCGACGGTATAGGTTGTACCCGCGACACCTCCAGCGAGCCAAGCCGCAACGATAGCGGCATTGATGCTGGAAGAATTGACCGTGAGCCCGTCATCGGGCATCACGGACTTGTCGGTGATCGTTTCACCCTCGCCGAGCCAGGCGGACCAATCCCAGTTGAAGTCGAGAACTGCCTGCGGATCCTTGATGAAAGAAGGAACGTACGGAAAAGCCATTTGATGCTCCGAAGTTGTTATCCAGGCTGACCCGCTCGTACGGCGATCCTGCGGCTTTCTGGTTCGATCCCATGCGTGCGCCCATCGGCAGCAACCCGCACCATCCTTGAATCGCCGTCGACAGCGACGCTGCGCGCCTCGCGCGAGACAGTGACCGTCCTTGGATCCGCAGCGATCGAATAGCGGACCGGAACCGGCACTCCGACTATCGCGCCTTGACCGACTGCTCTCCCAGTGCCCGGCGTCTGGATCGCGGCTGCGCTTCCAGCAATCGAGTCAAGGACGGCTCCAGTCGCGGCGGCAACCGCAGCCGCCTGTGTCCCGGTAGCACTACCGGTCGATGTCACGCCGCCGTTCGCATCGCCTGCTTGCGGCAACTGCACGGCCGCAGCGCTTCCGCCGACGTTCACCGCGCCGCCCGCCACGGCGGACCCCGGCGATGCCGTCGCAGCCCCTACGCCGCTGATCGGCGGTGTACCTATTTGCCCTGACGCCGCGCCGGTATTCGCTGTCTGCGTAGATGAAGCGCTGCCCGAGACGCTGATCGATCCCGTTGCGCTCGCCGTGGCCTGATTCGTCGATGCCGAAACGCCCGAGATCGGAGCCGATCCGACTTGCCCGCTCGCGGTTGCGCTGTTCGGCTGCTGCGCCCCGGCCGCCGCGCCGCTGGTTGAAACTGTGCCGCTCGCCGACGCGCCGCCCGAATTCGTCGATGCCGCTGCACCCGACAGCGAGACACCGCCAGATCCCGCGCCACCGCCAGGCGCTTGCGTGGCGCTCGCCGTGCCCGCGTTCGAGACATTGCCGCTTGCCGCGCTCGCGCCCGGTGCCTGTGTCGCTGCCGCGCTGCCGCTCGCGCTAACGCCGCCCGAGGCGCCCGCCCCGCCTACAGCCTGCGTCCCGGCCGCCGTGCCCGACATGCTCACGCCGCCCGATGCTGCGCCCGTCGACTTGCTCGAAGTGCTCGCGCCGGTGCCGGTGATCGCCGCCGGCGCACTGCCGAGATACTTCACCGCGTGGAGCATGACGTTGAACGACGAGCCGACATTCGTCGTGATCAGCGTCTTGATCGTCAGCGTCTGAGAGGCAGAGTTCGCCGCCCAAGTGATCGTCGTCGCGTAGAACTTCTGATTGCCGCTGCCAGTCGTGCCCGGCGAGACGGTGTAGGCGGTCGCGCTGCCGTCCGAGAGCGTCGCGGTCAGCGTGCAGGCGCTCGAATAGGCCGCCCAATAGATCGTCAGCGTGCGCGACGTCGTGTCCGCAGGCAGAACTATCTGGATGCCTTGTCCGGTCGCCGTCGTGTTGTCGGCATAGATGCCGCCCGCGAGCGCCGTCGCTGAAGCCGTGGGCGTGCCATCCGTCCACGTCATCTTCGGGCCGTCCGTGTAGCCCGTGAACGTTACACCCGAACCGATCGTGGTCGGCAGCCCGATCGTCGACCCGCCGCCCGACTTCCGGTTGACGGACGTTGCTGACTGCGGAAACTGAATCCAGTCGGTCTGAACCGGCGACGAGAGATTGAACGTCTCGGTGCCGGCCAGAACTGTGTTCGAACCGGTGAGAGTGCCCATTGCGGTCGCCTATGCGGCCGCTTACTGGCCGTTCGTGTAAGTGCTCGAAGAGATGCTGACCGTCTGGCCTTGCGCGATCGTCGTGCTCGACAGATTCAGATCGCATCCGCTTGTGCCGACGCTGCCGTCGACATGCGCCGTGCCGCCCGACGTGCGCAGGCGGTACCAGGTCGCCGTCTTGCCGGTGCCCGCTGCCGCCGTCCCTGTGCCGTTGCTGATCGCATTTGCTGTCAGCACCCCGCCACTGGAAGCCGCGGCAAAAGTCGCGCTGCAGGGAAGCGTTGCAAGCAGATTTTGCGTCGTGACGGCCACGTCGGGCGATGCGGGCTGCGTGCCGTCGTAAAGGTCATACGCGCCGCTCGTGCCGACCTTCGCCGTGATTTGATCCTGCTGTCCGTTCTTAAGCACGGCGCTGTACTTCAGATTCGATGCCATGTGTCATTCCTTCGCGGTGGTCGTGAGCGTGCATGCGCCCGCAATCACTCCTTGCTGCTGGAGGATGCAGACGTAGTGCTGGAGGTATTCGGCTTTTGCGCGGGCGTCGCTATCAGCGTCGTCGACGATCCCGAAAAGAGCTGATCCAAACGCAGGTGATAGCTCGGCTGTGCCACCGGCACCATCGCCCACGCTGCCGGTGCTTGCGCCTGAATCTGCGGCGTTGCCACTGCTTCCGGGGGTGTAGGCGGTGACTGCGACGCGCAGCCGGCGAGCTCCATCAGCGATAGCAGCGCGATTCTTCGCATTGTCGGCGTCATGAGAGGCCTTCTCCTGGTTGAGTTGCGCGTCGAGCGTCGCGAGCTGCGCGGCCGCATCGTTCTGCTTCGCGATGGCCGCGCGTGCCGCGCTGGCCGCCGCATCTGAGACTGCCTTGAGCTTCAGCGCGTTTGTCTCGTTGTCGCGCGCGTGCGCAGTCTGCTCTGCGGCGAGTTTCGTCGAGTCAACGGTATGTAGCGCCGCGCCGCCGATAAAGATGCCGATGACACCCGCGATGACACCAGTGAGGAAATATGGGCTCACGCTTCGACCTCCGGTAGATCGACGGTTTGATTCGCAAGTTCGTGCGTGCAGTCGCCGAGAAATTGAATCCGACCATCAGTCACAAACGAGTGGCAAACCTTCTCCACCGGATTCGTTCGCGGCGTTTCCGTCCACCAAACCTTGATAGATGGCGAGAATGTCGGCTTGTCGGCGTCGCCATTGAACGACCAGTGCGGGCGCCCTGGTGACTTCAGATAGACGACATGAAGCATGCCGCAGCCGGGGCAATCGAAAAGCGCATCGCCGTTCTGGGTGATTTCGATTTTTGCCATGTCAGTTTCCTCGGCAGGCCTGCGCCTCGAGCTGGCGACGCGTCACGATTCCGCCGCAACGATTCGCGGCGATCGCGCAGTCCTTGCCGGCGACGAATCGCCACTTCATAAACTCGGAGCACGCGCCGGGGAAGTCGCGCGCGATGTAGCGCTTGCGCAGCGTCGACCCCTTGTAATTCGGTACGCCGATGTTGTAGGCGAGATCCACGACGGCGACCTTCTGGCCGTCCGTTAGCGTGTCGAACCCAGGTGTGATGTCGCGCACGGCCGACGCGTATCCAGCGAGGCTATCGCTGAGCATCGACTTGCACTCGGGCAGCGTGTACGCGCGCATATCAACGTTCGTCTCGCCGAAACAGACCGTTTGGACGTTGTTCGCGAGACGATCGTTGTACGGCTTGAGCGAAACGCCTTCCTGCGACGCCGTCAGCGCGACAAGCGCAGCTGCCGCGGCAGCGCCGAGCGTCGCGGCCAGCGTCTTCTTGCCGGGCCGCTTACTCGGCTGCTGCGCTTGCGTCGCCATCCGCTACCCCACTCGTGGTCGTTTTCGGAGCCGTCGTCGTGTAGCGCGCGGCGATGATCGCGAGACAGCCAACCGTGATCGCAATCGCGAGCCGCCAGCTATCCGGGAGAAGCGACTTCACTTCGTCGGGCATGCCCGTCCATGCCGCCTCGATGAAAGGCGACGCGGCGGAGACAGCGCCGAGCGCCGCCGCGATGATCGTCGATGAATACGTGTGCACCTTGGCCGCGTCATCGACCAGGCGAAGCTTTAGGTTCATAGGGCCTCTGAAAAGAAAAACCCGGCGCGCGGCCGGGTCGAGGTGGAAAACCAAAGATGTCAGCGGCGACTCCCTGCCCATGGGGTAGAGGGCACAACGGCTGTCGGGTGCGTTGCAGTGTCGAGCTTCTTCTCGGTCGCCTTCGCCGTACTCGCCGCTTCGGCAGCGCTTGCAGTGGCGACGGATACCTTCTGCTCGACGACATCGGTTTTCTTTGCCGCAGCAACCGCCGCCGCAGCTGCCGCGCGCGTCTGCTTGAGCATCGTCGCCGCGCGCGCGTCGGTGACCTTGGCTCGGTCACCGAGGAACCGCAGCGTGTATGCGGCGAGCTCGTGCGTGTCGGTCATCTGCGCCTTTAGATCGACAAGCGCTTGTTCACTGTGCTCGTTGAGCTTCTGCAATCCCTCAATCCGCCCAGCAAACTCGCGCGTGCACGCTTCGCGCGTTTCCTGTCGAACCTTCGGGAACCGTGCAAGGTATGCAGAGCGCTCGGCTTGCCAATTCGCGCGCTCGATCGACATGCCCCACTGCCCAATAAAGAAGCCGACCGCAGCGACGCCAGCCAGCCCTCCAAGCAGGCACACGCCGACAACCCACCAACGCCAGTCACGAACGCGAGACATCTGACTCCCTCCGGTTGCCGATCGCCCGCTCAAGGCGTTCGATTCTGGTTTTCAGTTCGAGCACTTCTGCCTCCGCGCGCTGCGCACGTCGGTCAGCAGCGTCGGCGCGCTGCTCTGCGGCCCGCATGAGTTCCTCGGCGCGATCGGCGCGCTGCACCGCGAGAAGCTCACGCGCCTCGGCACGGCCCGCACGCTCTTCGGCCAATGTGGCAAGCCGCTCGAAGCGCCCGATAGCTTCAACCTGCGCGGCAGAGTCGGCCTTGACGATGTTGGCTTCGCCTTCGCTCTCAGCTTGCCGCCGGCGGTCGATCTGACGCCACATGCGGCCGCCGACCCAGAAAGTGCCCACGCTTCCGAGAGCAGTCACAATCGACTTAACGCCCTCGTTCCAGAATTCCGACATCTGGCATTTCCTCAAGTGAGCCGCGAGGGCATAAATGCCGCCCGAAGGCGGCGAACACAAAGCATCCAAGCGTGACTTCTGGAAAGGTCCGGTATGATACGAATCTTCTTTGAAAACCTTACCAACAGCCTACGAGGGCGCATCAAAGTCATGAGTAACCTGCGACGCATATCAAAAATGGTATTGCCCTATGGAGTTATCAGGGCATTCCAACTTCGACGCGAGAAACGTGATTTGCTGGCGACGATCGACGCGCAAAGAGCATCGGCGGAAGCACAAATAGCGTCGGCGTCTGAAGCCTCTGCAAGAGCTTCCGCTTTGGCGGCCGAGGCGGTGGCCAAGGCGGCGGAAGAGGTTGCGAATATGGCAAAGATTGCGAGAGAAGAGGCTGAGCGGGCTGCCGAAGAGATACAACGTCGCGACAGAACTATTCTTGACCTTGAGAAAAAAATTGCCTATGTTCCGCCGCTCAAGCTAACTGAGGAGCACGTGCGCGGCGCTCAGTTGTTTTCCGACCGGTTTAAGATGATCGAAGGGCTTTCACTGCCTAGAGAGAATCCGGTAATTGGCGAAATCGGTGTTGCGCTTGGGACATTTACCGATGTCATGATCAAGAAGTTCAGGCCATCAAAGTTTGTCGCATTCGACACATACAACCTGCACGCGTGCCCGCTGATTTGGGGCGAACCCAGTGCTGTCGTTCTCAAAGGGATGACGCATCTAAATTTCTATAAAGATAGATTCGCTGCGCAAGGCGATGTGATGACATATGAGGTCGGAAATTGTCACGAAACGCTTGGCGCATATCCTGATGAGACGTTCGACCTGATTTATATCGACGCTGGTCATGAATACGCAGATGTCAAGATTGATACGCTTAACGCAGCGCGCAAGCTGAAGCCTGACGGAATCATCATCTTCAATGACTATGTGATGTTTGATCATCATGCGAATATTCCCTATGGAGTTGTTCGCGCGGCAAACGAGCTGATCGTTGAGGATGATTGGCGCATCGTCGGTTTCGCGTTTCACCATGAAATGTTTTGCGATCTCGCAGTGAAACGCGCCTCCGTACCCACTAAAGTGCAGCTGCCGCAATGAAGAGCGCGTCGAGTGCGGCGTCGTTTAGCCCAACGGCAGTCGCGAGCTGAACCAACAATGGCGACGAACGTTCTGCCGTCGCTCCGCCCCACTCGACCTGAGCTTTGAGCTTGTCGATGCCGGTCATCGAAGCAATGGCGTCCTCGACAGCCTGATACTTCCCGGCATCTATGAGCGCGAGCTTCGCCTGGCGCATGCTCACGACCGAAGGCGGCGGCGGGGTCGGGTTAATAAACGCCTGGTACCGAGTGTCACCGGAATCGATCGTTGCCTGATTCGGGTAGATACTCGGATCTTGCGGGCAGCCAAAAGACGCGACGATCGTCGTCTCGGTTGCGTCGCTGAATTGGACGTAAGCTTCCATTCCTGATCCTTATATCGTGTAGCCAGTGATGAAGATATTGAACGTCACTGCGCCGCCGCCAGCCGTCGTGCTGTAACCGATGGCTTGTGACTTGACCACCGCGTTTTCAAACACCTGTGTCGATGCAGCGTTAGCGAGGCAGTACATGCCCATCGGGTGCGTAATAACGCCGCTCCCGGCTGTTCCGGAAGTCCACAGGTTAAGCGTCATGAGAACCGATGCAGTCGACAACAGCGAACAGTAGCCGCCATAGCGCTTTGCGTTCAGCGGAACAGCGCCGGCGATGCTGAGGGACGTCTGCGACTGCGCGGTCGTCGTGTTCAGCACCTGTATCGCTGCAAGCCGAAGATTGCGATCTTGCAATTCGCCCAAGACAAATTGACCACTGCCGTTCGTAGGCCACACTGCTACCAACGCGCTAGCGGTATAACCTGCTGGCATATTCGCGCCCGCGTAGACCTCGCTGCGTAGCACGCCGGCACTTTGGGCGAGCAGCGCGGATGCGCCCGACGTCGGGTTGTAGATGGCATACACCGCAACGTAGCTCGACGCCGGCGCGCTGCCGGTGTCCATACCGCCCGCGCCAGTCGTGGCGAGATTGATGGTCTTGCTGAAACTGGCGAGCTTGAATGTCTGGCCGCCGAGCGCCGACTCGACAGTGAGTTCATCTGCCGTGAGCGTGGCAGAAGCCGACGCAGCCGTGACGGACATTGCCACGTTGCGCGCCTGCCCGATTACTGGCGAATACATCTTCTGCAGCGCGCTATTCACTTGGTTATAGGCGGTCTTCGAACGCGTGATACCTGCGGACGCGAGGATCGCGCACAGCTCTTCTTGAATCATGTTCAGCCACGATCCGCGCACGTTCGTTGCAGGAGTCCCCGCCGTCGGATTGCCTTCGGTGAAATAACCCTCTGTGCCGGCGGTTTCCGGCGTCGGGAGGGACGTCGCGGCGGTTGCATCATCGATTCGAAACATGGTGCCTCTTATGCGTAAGCGAAAATTGGAATCGTGTGCGCCGGCATCACTGCGCGGAACTCGCACTCCAGAACTTTGTTGCCCCACGATGCGAGCGGATCGCCAGCGGCCATCGAACCAGCCACTGCGCGGACGACGGTGTTCAACGGTGCAGTGATCTTCCAGGCGAAATTCCAGTCATAGCCGCAGCACGGCTGGCCGGCTCGCAGCATGCCCGCGCGCGCCTGCGTGTACTGGGTGATTGCCACGGTGTACCCGAGCGAAGCTGCGAACGCTGTAAGCGCTGGAATCGAAGCTCCGCCCTGAGCCGTCAACCTTGCAATCACCTGCGCGCGACGCGCGGCGATCGTTGGAGCGGTGCCGGCGCACGGGTCGGGTAAGCCAAGCGTCGACTCCCACTCCGGCAGAAGCTCGTAGGTCGTCGAGGGGAATGCGTCGACCAGAAGGTAGTTGGCGCGCGCGGTCTGTCGCTCGTATGAAGGCGCTAGTCCCGACAGCACCTTCGTCTGGACTGCATCCGGGTCGCGCGGCCATACGCGACCACGCGGCAGCAGCGCCTGCATTGCAGCGAGGAAGTCGGCCGCCTTGAAGTTCGGTGCAAGCATGGATGCCTCAAACGTAGTTCACGCCGGAAAGCACGGGAAGCTGGCCGAAGCCGCTCGTGATGTTGCCCGGGTAAGTTGTCGTCGTTGCGCCGACCATGCCTTGAACCAAGGTGATGACGAAGCCGCTCGTGCCTGACACCGACGCGATCGCCGATTCGATGTCGGATCGGTTGATCGTGCCCGCGCGCGGGTCGCCGTTCCGGAACAGGACATCAGCTATAGCCGCTGAAATCGCTGCCTTGGTCGCGGGCGACGCGCTCATCAATCCCGAGAGCGTGAACGTCAGATTGTTCGCGACCGGCGCACATGAATACACGAGCGCTGTAACCGGCTGTTCATTGACGATGGCGTCGGCGACGACAAGTTGATCGCCGGTTGCGACCGTGCCGCGGGGCGAGCCGCCCGGTCCCTTGTCGTACTGTGAGCATCCGTTCGTCCCTTGTGGGAATCCGTTGTGCGAGGCCTCCGCAGAGTCCCACATCGTATAAATCACGACCGTCCCGGCTCCGAAGCCATTCGGCGCGCACCAAGCGCGCGTCACACCAGGTACGGCGAGGGCCCAACCGATGTAGTCGTTGAGGTCGCCACCTTGAGGCGTGTTCTGATATGCAGCAAGCATGCGGGTCCGCAGATCGTCGTTTTCCTCGACGTCCGCTCCTGATGCAACCGTGCCCGTGATCGTCCCGGACGACTGCAATCCAGAGACCGCAGCGCCGAGCGCTACAGTCGTGCCTGGATCTGCGTTACCGGCCGCACCCGCCACAGTCGCGACGATCGTCACCGAAAGCGATCCCGTTCCGTCCACCGCCGCTGTCGCGCCCGTCGTGTATGTCGCGCCATCGCTGCGTACGACCTGCGTCCCGGCATTAAGCACCGTTCCCGTGACGCCAGCGAACGCTGCTGTCAACTGCGCTGGCGTCGCTGCCTTCCGATAGACCTTCTTGAGCGCCGCCCAACCTTCCAGATATTCGTCTTCCGCGGTGAACGGAACCGCCTGCTTGGCAATCCAGTCGAGATACCCCATCTGCAGGTTAGACATTCCGGCCTGCACCTTTCCGACCACCTTCAAGACGGTACGGCGCAGCGTTGCATCAGCACCCTGCAGGGCCGAGTTGATGTCAGCCGCCACCTCGCTGATCAAGGTGGAGAGCGTTTTACGTTGGAATGGCATATCAGGTGAGCTGTTGCCATGCCCATGCGTACGTCAGAGAGACGCTGGGCCCGGCCGGTTGATAGAGCGTTATCTGCGCGCCGAGAAACGTGTCGCGCGTCCATTCCGTCTGAACATCCATGCTCGCAACGACGCCGTCATCGACGAGCCACTGGAGCGCCTCGACGATGTAGTCGCGCGCGTTGTTGAGCACCTCTTGAGTCTGCTTCGACCGATCGAGAAGCCAGAGCCGCGAACCGATCGGGCTGTCCTCGTCGAGGTCGCCCCACCAGCCGCGCGGGTCACCGGTGCCATCTGGGATGACGTCGTCGGCATTCGCCGCACGGTCTGTGAACAGGCTAAGCAGCACAGCGGTTTGCAGATCGTTGCCGGTGAGCAGGTCAGGACCGAGCTGCTGCCAATCGCCGCGGCTGTTCGCGGCATCCCAGACGATGCTGATGTCAGGCATCTATTACTCCGGCTGTGTCGGCGGCTGCGTATTGATCGTGCTGCCGCCTGTCTGCACATTGACGATCGGATGCGTGTGCAGGTTGGCGACCGTGCGCATGCCCGCGACGGTGCGCGTATTCGTCTCGTAGTTGTCGATGATGTCGCCCTTGCACTTGAGCAACGGCGTATCGGCGTCGATCTCGGGCGTGTTCGTGATCGTCACCGGCTTACCGCCGCCGTCGAGCACCATGCCGGCTCGCGACAGGTACACCTTCTGACCGGTGTTGTCGTGGATCACGACTTCGCCGCTTTTCAACGCTGTCACGCGGTATGTCGCATTCGAGGTGGCAATGACGATGCCGTTCGTTCGTTCTCCGTTTCCGAAAACGATCAGAGCTTCAGATCCGAGCGGCGGATTCGACGATAGCCCGTACTCGACATAGCGTGGAATGTCGCCCACAGTCTCAAGCGCGTTGATCCTCGCCTGCAGATACTGGACTGTTCGCGTATCGTCGACGAACGAAATCACCGCGCGGCTCACGAACAGACGAATTCGCCGCGAGAGCGCGTTCAGTGCGTCGAGCATCCAGAGTCCTTTACGCCGGCGCTATGTCCGGATCAATGCGTTGAAGAACGAGCGGCTCGGGCAGATATGCCTGGCGCGGTGCGAGCAGAAGCTCGGTATGTGTGCCGTTCTCGTCGAGGATGAAACTGATCTCCGTGATGAGCAGCAGCGTCTTCTCGGGGATCTTGAGCAGCGGCATCGTGACCGGCACCTGATAGTTCAGATACCAAGGCGAGCCGCTCGCATCGGTCCAACTGTCCACCAGCGCTCGCACCTGGCGCGACATGCCGTACGCGCGCGCGATCTGCCAATCGACACGTCGCTCTAAGTACGTGCGATCGGACGAAGGCTGCTCGGACACGATGAACTTCGGCCGATACCGCTTCACGCCAGGGTCGTATGCCGTGTATTCGGGAAGCAGGTTGACGCCAATGTCGGTCGCATTGTTGTAGTTCGTCAGCACGCCCGAGACGCTCGAAAACCGACCCAACGAACTCTTCACTGATACCGCGGACTCGACGTTTGCGCCGAGTTCGAGACCTGTCGATCCGAGCTCGTCGCCGGCCAGCGCGAGACACAACGAGCCATCTTCAAGCTCGAACGCGAGCACTCCGCTGTAGCGGCAACACCGTTCGATAATTTCCCAAGACGTCTCGCTGATCGAGATCAACTGAAACGGGATCGTCGGCAGATCGTCGATGACGGCCTGCAGGCTCGCGCTGACCACCACTTCGATGTCGAAGTTTTTCACTAGCGCACGACAAACCGCGTCAATCCGACTGTTCGCCAGTATCCGATCGACGGGAGCGCTGCAGTCGATCAGATCCTCGCAGCGCCCGCGCCCTGTTGCCCGAATCAGATGCTCGTGCGGCGTGATGATGTATTCGACGGTGTCGACGTACCCGGTCAAAAGCAGATTGTCGGCGTCGATCGCGATCTGAATCGGCACACCACCGATCAGCGAGGCCTCGTCGACCTCATCCGGGAAGCGCTCGGTCATCTCCAGCACGAACGAGCCGGTGCAGCTCTCGATCGAGCGCGTCACGCGCGCGCCTTTCCAACCGGTGATCGAGATACCTGCATCGGGAAGCGTCACCACAAGCGAATTCATCAGTACGTCGCCCCAAGTGCGAATTGACTGGTTGAGCCGGTCGAGCCGCGCTCAACCGTCGATTTCACGTTCGGAGAACCAGAAACCTCAGCGCGCGACCCCTTCGGCAGATTTCCGAGCTCGACCTTCACTCGAAGCTCGCCATCCGCGCGCGCTGGCCCGGCCTCTGGTGCATTCGCTGCCCCCTGATCTCCCGAATAGAGGCCAGCAATGCGGTTCGCTGTCGCGGCGCGTGCCGCGGCTTCGGCTGCCGCTGCCGCCGGGCGCTCGTACAGACGAGATACGACGTCAGCCGCTTGGCCGGGCGTGCGCGACATTTCCAACTCCGCGCCCGCGCGCTGCTCGCCTCCCTGCCGCAATTCATAGTCGACAAATCCGAGCTGCTGCTCGAGCGTCGAGTTGCCGATCCAATTTCCGGCCCACTGCTGAAACGCCGCTTGTCGGTCCGGGTGCCACTGCGCGATGCCGTACGCCTTCCCGTTATCACCGCTGGCGGAGGGATCGATGCCGCTTTCGTGCTGCAAATTCGAAACGATGCCGATTGCCTGCGCGCGGGTCCAGCCGCGAGATTCGAAAAACGAAACGGCGGCCGGCACGTTGGCGTTCGGCTCAGCGCCGACTTGCGCATTCGTGCGCGCGCCGTTGCCGCGCAAGAAATTGCCGAATTTCTCCAGTCCGTCGATTGCGCGATCGCCGAGGTTTGATGCCGGCGGCGCATCGGGCGACGAAGCTGGAACATAGCCTTGACCATTCCAGCGCGTCGGAACGTATTCCTGCCCGTTTAGGCGCGCAACGACTCGCTCAACCCCTTCAAGGAAGGTCGTCAACGCAGGTGCAAGACCGCCGAGAATCGTCTGCTTGGTCTTATCGAACTGCGCATCAAGTCTCGACATCGCCTCGGCGTAGTCGTTGGCGTGACGAATGTCCTCCTCGCTCGGCGCGAGCGCCAAGCCGCGAGAGTAGCGATCACGCACGCCGCCCGCACCCTTGTTCAACAGGTCCTCAAGGCCACCAGCGTCGAGCGCCTCGAACAGCCGATGCCGCGCGAGCGGGCCGTTTCGGCTGTTCACACTCTCGCCAGCCGCCGCAATCTGCTCGAGCAGGCGCTCGGAACTGAACTGCCCGCGCGCGTCGAGTCCGTTGATGCCGTACGCCTGGTAGATCATCCGCTTCTGCGGATCGCGGCCCTGCGTGGACTCGTAGTACCCGCGCGTCACGCCCTCTACCGACGACGTCGCCTGATCCCCACTGATGCCGACCGACTTCGCGGCGTTCTGAATGCCGAATAGCTGCTTAGCATCGATACCGAGCGTCAATGACTTGTTGCTGACGCTGCGCACGGTGTTCGCCCACGCCGTCTCGATCGAAAGAATTTTCGACGTGACGAGCGCGGCGGCGCCAACGACACCGGCAAGCAACGCGCCGCTGAGCGCGCTCGCGCGCGTTGCACCGGTCACGAAGCTTTGCACCGCCGTCATCCGCTGCGACGAGCGCGTCGTGCGCACCATTGCTTGATCGATGGCGCGGAGGTTCCGGTTCGCCGAAGCGAAGCCAGCGCCCGTCCTGTCGAGCGCGGAAATAACGATCGTCAGGTTATTCGCCATGGATCAGGTCGCCAGTGCCTTAAATCTTGTCGGAAAAAATGCGGGGTGCACCGGGTCTGCTTGCGCCACCAGTTCATCTGCGCGCGCAGCATCGCGATAGATGCGATTCGCTAGCGTCAGAGAAGGCAGTGGCGACGCGAAAACGAACGTCCGAATCGCGGGCAGGCCCGCGCCGCGCTGGTTCAAATCAGAGACGACAGCTTGTCGCAGCGAGCGCAGCGCCTCGTACGTCTCGTCGTCTCCCTGATCACCAGCGACAGTCATCTCGGCATCGATCAGATCGAGCACCTGCCCGCGCACGCGAGCGGCGTCATCGCTCGATGTCGGCTCATACGTCGAGGCGGCGACAGCGATCGATGCGATCGTCGTGCGCCGAAAAAGATCGGAGCATGCAGACTGCATCGTTGCCATGGCCGCGCCGATCGTGGATGTCGTTGTCACCCCGCTCGGCACGTAGCCCGCGAGCGACGTGAGCAATCGAATCGAGTCCGCCGGATCTGGCGTCGCCGCGAGCACCGCGTCCGTGACGCCTTGAACGGCCGCGGTGAAATCGTCGATCGTTGACGCATCGAGCGACCGCGCGGCGGCGTCGAGCGTCGCCGAGGCCGTGTCAAGATTCGCGCGCGCGACGGTCGCGGCCTGCGTCAGGCTCTCGACCGTGGCGCCGCTCGTGTCGACCGACGAACTCGGAAATTTGCTGAAGGTCGGCACCGTCGCGCTGCCAGCGAATCGACCGAAGTCGCCAGGCAGATTCGTCAGAAGGCGGAATAAATTCCGCGCATCACCGATGAAATTCTTCGCCGCTGTGTACCAGCCCACGGCCGTGCTGACCGCGGACCCGAGCACTGCCGCGCCGTATGCGATGGCGGTCAGTGCCGTCTTGGCGAAATTCAGCGCAGCGGCCACATTCAGGCCGCTCGCAGCACTCTCGACTACGCTGCCGCTCGCGACCGTAGATGCAGGGAATACACGCGGTCCGCCTTCGATGAATTCAAACTCGAACTCGAAATATCGGCCCTTCTCCCAGCGCTCGATACTTCGGAAGTCCATCAAGCTGACGTCTCGTCGTCCGAAAGTCGGATGAACGAGCGAGCCGACGCCCTCCTTCTCGCACGCAGCGATCAGGAAATCACGCTGCGCGATTACGTCGTCGCCGACCACGAAACCGAAAAGCCGGAAGCGACGCGTGCCGCGACCGATGTCCTCGACCCATGGAGTGTCGCGCAGCGGGTATTCATGCAACTCGTTGCGCCGACCGAAGCCGCCCTCGCCGCCAAGGGACACGAACGGCACCCCACGAAACGATGCGGGGCGCAACTGATCGAAATACGAGCCCGCCGAGCCGCCAAGTCGCGCGGCCAGCGAACTCGCCAGATTGGAGATGCCCGAGGTGGTGCCGAGCACTGCGCCTGCGCCGCCTCCTACGTTCATACCTTCACTCCAATCTGTTGTTTCATGCGCTTTGCTTGGTCAAGCCAGCGCAATGTCTCGGAAACCGTCATGCCTTCGACGTCGTTCGGCCCCCACCGCATGAAATGCGTCAGCTCGGCGAGGACGTCATCCCAGCCTTCCGGCACAGCCGTGACGGCGGCGATCAGTCGTCCGAGTCCGCTGTCCGCCGAAGCTGAAAACCGTTGAAGTACGCGCACGCGGCCATGAAGTCACGCGCCGACAGCGCTCGCACGGCGTTCTTCGGCACCTTTGACACGATGCTAATCATCGCGATGCTCGACGCGAACGAGCCACCCGCGGCCGATGCCTTGCGCTTCTGCTGGTTCGTCGGCTCGCTCAGATCGAGCGTGGCGACGTTCAGCGGGCTGTCGTCGGAGGTCAGCTTGACCGGCGACTGGAGAACGAGTTGGAACTCGTCAGCACTCGGCTTCATTCCGCTGATCGCTTCCTTGCCGAAGGAACCGATGAAATCGGCCGCCTCGTCGATCTGGCTCGTGTACATCTGGTCGATCACATCAACCGGCACGCCGCTCAGCAGCGCTATCAGAGCGATCTGCAGGCCATATACGCCGGCCGCGATTTCCGCCTTTTCGTAGTCGCCGGCGGTCGGCTCGCGCAGCGTGATCGCGTCCACGGTCGCAGCTTTCTCGCCCTTACCGTAGGTCAGCGGCTTGCGCAGCTGAATGATCTTTGTGTCCGACATTGATTAATTCTCCGTGACCGCGTCTTGCAAGCCTTCCCACTTGACCGTGAACTTCGCCTCGGTCGTGTCGACTTCCTGCGCCTCCACCGTCCACATGTTGCGGCCGATGATCGTCTTGCCGTTTGCGAGCTCAAGAACGACCGTCACACTTCGCATTGCGTTGAACTGCGCGAGACTCAAGCCGCCGGAATCACGAATCGACGCGGAGATTGACGGCGCCTTCGGCTTTTCGCTGAAACCGTGCCCGGTGTCCTGTCCCTGCAGCGACTCCCGCGTCACGCGGCCGACGTCGTACTTCAGTTCGCCTTCGAGCTGATAGTTGACGCCGTCGACAGTGATATACGCGGTGCCGGCGATGAAATTCGAGTTGTTCGCCATCGTTGGCTCTCCACAAATGAAAAAGCCGCCCGGTTAGGGGCGGCGCACAGCGTTGGCGAATTGCTTACGTCTGGCTCGTGGACAGGCGGAACTGCGCAAGCAGCGCGAAGATCCGCAACTGATTGATCAACGTGCCAGGCCAGAGGACATCGACGCGGTTCGGGTTCTGTGCGTTCTGCTCGACGATGATCGCTTGCGCGAACGCATCGCTGCCCTGCACATAGCCTTCGTACTCCATCGCCCGATACTCGGCGATCTGATCCGCCTTGATGATGTTCGGCGTCACGATGCCGGCACCCGGACCGAAGCGCGTTCCGTTCGCGGCGAGCTTAACCCGCGCGTACTTCGACGTCACCAGGGTGCGGAGACGACGCAGCACATATGCGAGCAGGAACATCGTCTCGATTTCGAGATAGCTGTTGTCGGGCTGCCCGAACGCGTTGAGCTGATAGCTCGTGATCAAGTTTTCGATTGCGACCGTGCCATCCTGAGCCACCGTGACCGTCGAGATGCCGTCGTACAACAGCGTGTTGCGCTGACTGAGGTTGAAGCGGGACTGCAACGGCGGCGCCAGCACGCCCGCCAGCGCGACGGTTTGCATCGGCACGCCAGGGTCGGCACGCACGCTAACAGCGGTCACCGCGGCCAGCGCGGCGGCCCACTGCCATGCCGGCGTCGGCGAGTCGTTGAAGCCCATGATCGACTCGTGCTGATTGTTGCGCGACGTGCCGAACGTCGTGAGACCCGCCCAGGTGCTGCGGTACGCCACGAACACGTGGCCATATACCTGCTGCTGCCAGCTCCAGCGCCCCGTCGTGTCGTTCAAGAAGGCCTTGAGCGCGTCGAGCGACGTCGCGTCCGTGAACGCGCAGGCGATGAAGTCAAACGGCATGTCTTGCAGATTGCCGAGCGCCGTGGTCAGCGTTGGATTCGTCGCGCCGCTGGCCATCGCCGTGATCGTCGCAGCGAGACCCGTCGGCAGCGCTTCACCTGCGGGCGTGCCCTGATAGTTGAAGCGGATGTCGATGTCGTTGCCGACCAGCCCTTTGTTGTCGGCCGTCAGCGTCACCGTGCTCGTCGACGCCGATGCGGTCACGGGCATCGCCGGGATCAGGTTGATGGCGGCAGCAACAGCCGTCGCAATCTGCGCGGTCGTCTGGCCGGAAGTGACCGGAACGGTGACCAGTTGACCGGCGATGTACAGCGAGATCGTGCCGTTGGCCGTCGGCGCCGACGTGAACGCGATCGTTCCGGTCGCCGCAACCGCGCCGGCAGCATCCTGTACCGGCAGATACCAGAGCTCGCCGAACTGGTCATTCTGGCGATACGCAGCGGTCATGAGCGCGAGCACCGAGTTCGCGCCTGCCTGCACGTTTGCATCGCCTGTGCCCGACGAGATGAGGGGCACGTTCGGCGTTGCCGCGCCGGCCGACGTCATCGGACCGATGAGCAGGGCGCGCTGGTTCGCGACCGCCGAGTTAGCGTGCGAATTGTCGATCTCAGCGAAGAACAGCGGCGTGCGCAGGTTCTGCGGGATCTGCTTGAACGGAATGGTCATTCTGCGTCACTCCCCGACTGCTTCGGCGCGGGCAGAGCCGCGGTGTCCGCGAGAACGACGTCGCCGTCATTGAGCACGCGGGTCCAGAAGATGTCGCCATCCGGCACTTCGATGCCTTCGGGCGGCAGCAACTGCTTCGTAACCGGATGCCGCACTACGAGGCCCGGTGCAGGTTTGACGATCATTCGTCGCTCCTATTGAGGAAATTGAACGTTGACCTGCCCTTCCGAGCGCCCGTCAGGACCCTGCATGCGCGGGGCTGGAGTGACAGCGTCAGGGAATGGTGGGTCCGGATAGGTGCCGTTCGGATCGGCGACGTCCGTAAGGTCGGCCGTTAGGTTCATCGCGAGCAGCTGGGTATTGATGTCTGGCACGAACGTCTCGAAGAACTCGATACCCAGAAGGATCGAGATCCCGCCGACGTGCGGCGCACCCTCGGCATTCACATCCGTCTCGGTGTCGCAGAACGCGAAGTCCTGCACGATCTGCCGAAGCGGAATGCTCTTGAAGATCGCCTCTTCGATTTGCGCGCCGAGTGTCTCGACAGCAGACAAAGCCGCCGGGCCGGAAACCGCAGACACCTCGGCCTTGATCTCGAACGCCGCGACAGTCGTGAACGACGTCTGCCCGTTTCGCCCGGTCGACTGCTTGCGCTCCTTCGCCTGCCGCAGCTTTATCGCTGGCAGCTTCGGCGCCGGCACATTCCAATCGCCGGGCGAATACACCGTCACGCCCGAGATCGTCTGCAAGATCGACAGCAGCACGCCGCGAAGCTGCGCGCGTCCGGTTTGATCAGGCATCGGTCTGTCCTGGAACGTTGAGCATCAGGCGGCCGCCGCCGTGGCCGTCGAGATGAACCTCGCGCACCTGCCACTGCTCGCCCGTCTTGTTGATCATCAGCGTGTCGTACTGCTGCGGCTCGATGGGGAACTGCGAAAGCTGAATCCCGACCGTCGGCTGCTGCGTGACGACCGTCGACCCAGTCACCGGATCGACGCCGAAGAACGCCTTGTCGTAAGCGCCCGTGATCTGGAACGAGCCACCGTCACCCGGCATGTAGGTAATCGCCGTCCCGAACTGCGCCATCAAAGGACCGAGGATCTTGCCGTCGACGATGTCGTCCCAGTCCATCGATTACTCCGACTCGTTGATCGACACCTGGCCGCCGGTGATCTGCGCACCTTCCAGCTTCACCTCCTCGACCTTTTCGGGGACGAGGTAGCCAAGCTCACGCAGACGGACCGCTTCGGATTCCGGCAGGCGCACTTTCTGACCAGCCGTCTTGATCACATCAACGACTTCGGGGCTTTCTTTGCTGCCGGTGAGGATGCGATCGTGAACGGTACGATTGCGCGCGACGACTGCTTCGATGAGTTTTTCAGCCATCATTCACCTCACGCGACGGTCGCGGCGAGCGCAGCGTTGACGCGGCTCGGGATGATGATCGGAGCCGATTGCATCATCAGGAAACGCTGAGCCGGATCATCCTTCAACCACGTCTTCGGCGCGAACGGCAGCGACGCATAGTTGAACGCCGGGTCTATGATTTGACCGAACGCACGCGTGCCGTCGAGATCGGGGCCCGTCATGATCAGAGAGCCGTCCGGCAGCATCGGCTGCTCGACGTTGTTGTCGTCGACGTACCAGTCGTTGTAGAGCCAGAGGTTGTACTGGCCCCACACGCCCTTCGAGACGGCGCCACGCTGGATCTGCGCGCCGACATTCACGACGTTGCCATTCTGGCCCAGCGCCGGGTAGTAGATCGCGCCCTTCAGCGTCGGGTCGAGCTTGAACCCGCCCCACGCCTTCGGGGTGAAGATGATGTCCGTCGCCACCGCGCCCGACGACTTCAGGATCTGTTGCTGCCACGTCTCGATGTTTCCGGTCGGATTTGCCGTACCAGCGGTGATGTTCGCAGCCGTCCACTGCGCACCGCCGGTCAACGCGATCGTCAGCGAACCGTCGCGACCGAAGTCGATGACGGTCGTCGGGAAGCCTTCACCGGAAACGGTGAGCGTCCCCGTCACGAGCACCTGTGCAGCCATCCATTCCATACGGCGCGTCAGCATGTCGATCTGGTCGTTGAGCTCGAACTCGAGGTTCATTTGCTCGCGGACTTCCGGCGTCAAGTCGCCGCCGATGCGCTCGCCGATCATGCGACGGACCGGCCTGCGCAGATCGGGCGCGCGCTTGTCCTTGATGTACGGCGGCTTGAACGTGTTCGTCTGATAGCGGCGGCTCTCGACGAGTTTGCCTTCGACGAGCGGCGAGCAGAACGGGGACATACGGCGCTTGCCGACATCCACGTCGATCGAGACAAACTCGCTGTCCGCCGCGATCATGTTCGTGAAGAACCTGTCGAGCAGCCAGCTCTGCGCCATCTTCAGGTTCTGCACAACCCCGATCAGGGTGTTCGTGTCATAAATCAGGTTTCCGGGCATTGCTCTCTCCGAGTGTGTGGCCCAAATGAAAAAGCCCCGCTCAGCGGCGGGGCCTTCGCATCAGTTCAGTTGAGGGTTTAGCTCGGGTCAGCAGCCGAGACCGAGGACTTGAGGTGGATGCCCAGCGGACGCAGCGCGTCCTGAGCGGCCGTCGACGTGATACCCGTGCCGAGCGTGACCGCGTTGACGTTGAACTCGCCTTCGAGATACACGCCCGCGACCACATCGCCGCCGCTGCCGTCCGCGTAATCGGCCAGGATCGCCGTCGGCGTCTGGCTGCCATCGGACGAGGCCGAGAGAGCGACCGTGTACTTGCCGTTTGCCGTGATCTTGCCGAGCACCGTGCCGCGCGCGAACGGGCCGCCGGTGATCGTGACGTTGCGGGTGACGAGTTGCTTCGGACCCGCGATAAGCTGATCGGGAACGAAGGTTTGTGCGGATGCCGACGGGACTTGGGGGTTCTCCCCGACCGTGGTAGGAGTCAAAGCCATCTGAGTTTCTCCGGGGTTTGGGGAGGGGTTAGATCTCGCCGCGGCGCAGCTTGCCTGCCGCAACAATTCGTTCTGCCAGCGATGGTTCAGCCGCTGCTGCTGCGGTCGCGCCAGGGTTCGCCGGGCGTGCGTGCGACATACGCTCATCCAGCGACGGCTTACGTTGTGTCGGCACGGTCGCCACCGGCCGGTCTTCAGCCCCGACCGCAAGCGCGTTGATTGCTTGCGCAGCCGACATGTTCGTGTCGAATGCGAAGGCGCATGCCTGCTTCACCATGCCGCTCTTGATGCCGGCCGCAACGATCGCGGCACAGCGCACGCGCTCGCGCTGGCGCGCGCCTTGCGCGCGACCCGCACGCTTGCCTTCTTCCTTGTCGTCTTTGTCGTCCGCTTCGGCGTCGACATCGTCGTCGTTTTCTTCGGCACGCTTGGCCTCTTTGTCTTTCTCGTCCTGCTCGGCCTTGCGCGCTTCCTCGTCCTTCTTGTCCTGCTCTTCCATGCGCTTGGCATAGTCGTCGTCGGATTCGCCTTCGCGCTGCTTGCGATCGTCCTCTTCTTCCGCGCGGGCCGCCGCGCTCGGCGACGATGCGGACGTGCTCGGCAGCCCGAGGAAATGGGCGAACGGCATCGCGCTCGCGATCTTCGAGAGCTTCATTTGATAGCTTCCCTTGAGTAAGAAATTTAAGACCGGATCGACTGGATCAGGGCTCGAAACGCGGCATCGGGCGCCGCCACTTCATCCGCCAACCCCAAGGCGACACCCTTGTCACCCATGAATGTGGCGGCTTGCGTATCGCGCACCGTGGCGGCCGCGATATTCCGGTTACGGGCGACTGTTTCAACGAACAATTCACCCATCGTGTTGATGTCCGCCTGGAAGCGCGCCAGCGCATCGGGCGCGAGCGGGATCTCAGAATGGCCGTCGGCTTTGTAATCCCCGTAGGTGATGAACGTCACTTTCATCCCGGCCTTCGACAGCGCTTCAGACAGATCCACGTGCGCGCAGATCACGCCGATGCTTCCAACGCCGCCGGTACGCGGCACGATGATGCGATCCGCGGCGCTCGCGATCGCATACGCAGCGCTGTAGGCCGACTCGTTGAGAATCGACCAGATCGGCTTTACCCCTCGCGCGCCGTGGATCATGTCGACGAGATCGAAGCATCCGGCCACTTCGCCGCCAGGCGAGTCGATGTCGAGCGCGATGGCTCGCACATCGGGGTCGTCGAGGGCCATCAGCAAATTCTGGCGAATTCCGTCGTATCCCGACATGCCGCTGTACGGGCGCAGCGAACCGAGCTTCTGAACAAGCGTGCCCTGAACCTCGATGACCGCAACGCCGCCGACGTTGTCGTACCCGGCGCGCGGCGTGCGCCCCGGTTCCGCAAAGCCATACTCGTCGTCTTCCATCGCCATCGGGACGATGCCCGTCCCGTCGAGCCTCACCATGCCGCCAATGCCAAGCCGATCCGCGAGCGCAGCCACCACGATCTCCGCCTTGCGCGGATGAATGGCGACGGGCGTGTTGAACATCCGCGTCGCCAGTCGTGGGAGAAGGTTGTTCATTGAGCCTTGGGTTCCTGTGTGACCTCGTCCGCCGTCGCGTCGTCTTTCAGCGTCGAGGGAAGAGGAATTCCGCGATCCTTGAAATACTGGATCTCGATTGCGCGCTGGTCGATGTTGTCGCGCCAATCGTTGCCCGACAGCTGGGCCGATTCGTCTTCGAGCGTCGACAGCCCCGACTCGATTCCGAGCGCCGCACCCTGACGTTCTTTCATCGGATCGACATATCCCCGGCCCGGACCGATCCACCACGCACGGGTATATGCTGCGCGTGCCATCGCGAACTCGGGCGCTCCCGACGGAAGCGGAAGCTCGCCGATGTCCATCATTTCCTCGACCATCGCGCAAAGAATCGGCTGCCCGAATCCTCGACCGAAGTCGCTGCGGCGCCGATCGAACGTCTTCCACGCCTCGAGCGCAGCAGCGCGGTATGAGGAGTAGTTCACATCCGCCCAGTTCTGCGTGATCTGCTGCGCCGACATGCCGGTGCCCGCCGCGACATTGCGCAGCATGGCGTTCTCGAACTCGGCGAAGTTTCCAGCGGGGCGAGTCGCCGACACCGTGTTGATCGTCTCGCCAGGGAATAGGATCGGCAATCGCGCGCCGCCAAGACGGAGATCCGTCTTGTCGTGGAACTCAGTTCGGGCGTCCTGATAGCCGTTGTATCCTTCGACCGCCTCTTCACCATCGCCAAGAGCCTCGGTGACGAGCTGCTTGTCGAACGGGCTCGTGACGTAAGCGCCGAAGATCGCATTGATGATCGCTGCGTCGAGCTCGGTGCCGTCGTACTTGATCAGCATCTTCAGCCGCTGTAGCACAGGCGTCAGGATGCCCGCGCCACCGCGATGCTGCGACGCCCGGTCGAAGTCGTAGTCATGGACGACGATCGGCCGACCCCAATCGGTTTCGGCGGCGATCCGCTCCCACGTCACCTGCTTTCCGCCACTGAACCAGTCGCCTTGATGCGCCTTGCGGATGTGATAAGCGACGGGCGCGCCGTATTCGTCCACCTCAACGCCGCCGCGCATCGTCTGGCGGTCGAAATTCTGCTGCGGGTTCGAGAGGCGGTCCGGGTCGATCAGTTGCAGCACGGTCGCGTAGCGCGCGCCGCGCGGCAGCCGCTCGGGCATCCACTGGAGGATGGCGAGCGCGTCGCCGTCGACGATCTTGTGGCGGAAGGCCAAGCGCATCATCTGCGGAATCGTCAGCTTGCGCTGAGCGTCACAGAAATGCGCCGGATCTTCCGACCACGTGCGCCAACCCGCCTCGAGCGCACGGCCAAACTCGTCTGCCCAAACGTGATCGAACTTCTTATTGGCTGTCATCGCTGCGAGCGCGCGGTAATCCGGCTTCGAGATCGGCCGGAAGTCCGCGCCGATCACGTTGTCGAGCGTGCGCGTGACCGCCGCAGATGCCCACCCGTCGTTGCGCACCAGATCGCGCACGCGCGACACGATGCGGTCTCGATACGGGTTGAGCTCGCCATCCGGTGACCAGAGCACCGGATTCCAGTCGCGCATATGCTGGCTGGACATGTCCGCCGCATCGAATGCGCTGGTGCTGCCGTATCCGCTATAACTGCCGTTCAGCGCGAGCGCACGGCTCTTGCGCTCCGGCAGCGGCTTCCCGTCCGGACCAAGTAGCTGTACGTTCGATTCCATGCGTTATCGCCGTGTGAAGGTGATTCGGTTTGCTCTGCGAGGCGAGTCGACGATGCCAAGCTGCGCCTGCATCAACTGGATCGCTGCGGCCAGTTCCGCGAGGTTTGCGCGCGTGTACGTCACCGACCTTGTGCCGTCTCCCTGCGTGTATGAGTAAGACTCGCCCTGCGCGCCGGTCGACAACTGGATGTAGATCTGCTGCGCATTGGCAAGTGACTGCCGCAGCGCCGTCTGATCCATACCAGCCAATAAGCTGCGGCTCGGGTCAAAGCATCGCAAAATTCTTCTCCTATGCTTCAGCCGGCGAGCCGCCGAATCCGAGAGCGTTTCTCAGGCTGTGCCTGTTTGATGATCGGTCCGTCCGGGCGTACCGGCCGCGCCGCGCTCACGACATCGAGCTCGACCTCCTGCCGCGTCTCTGGAGCAGGCGGCACGAGATCGCTTGGATCGGCCTGCACGGCTTCGACGCGCCGGTTCAACTTCAGGCCCATATGCATGAGGCCGCAAAGCGCTGCATATCCGTACACCCGAATGTCGAGCGCTTCGTTCGCGCGCCCGGGCGGCAGTTCCCACACACGGAACTTCTGCCCATTTGCGAACTTCGTCACCGAGCGCTCCGAGATAAGCTGCGCGAAGTAGTTGATGTCCCGGTCCGTCGGGAAGTGCATATAGCCGGCTGGGTACGTCAGCGCCCCGTCGTTGTCTTCGGGATCCCGCCGCAACCGCTCGCGTATCACGTCTTTCGCCGCGTTCACGCCGATGATGACCGGCCGGAACGTCGATTTCGTTCGCGACGACGGCCGCTTCGTCGGCCAGACAGGTGACCGCGCGCCGCCGCGCGCCGACTCGCCTTTGATCGCCCAGATGCGACGCCCGAGCCGCGCCTTCGCGAACTCGTACACCTTCTGCGTATGGTGACCACCGGAGTCGATACAGGCGGCGGAGACTGCAAAGCCTCGACCGTCCGCGCGCCGCCAGACTCGCTTCAAATACTCGTCGACGCGTTTCCACAGCTCCGCGCTTTCGGGGTCGCCCTCAATGACCGCGTGATCTATGGACCAGCTTTCTTCGTTGTGCCCCCAGCCGATCGTTTCCAGCTCGACTCGATCGTCCTGGACATCACCGCCGACCGTGATCAGACCGACGCCGTCGGGGACTTCCGCATCCCAGACTTCAGTCCGTGCTGCCAGCCGCCTCTCGCTGAGCGCGCGATCGCCGCGATCTTCGTACGGCTCGCCGAGCACGAGGTTGATGAACGTCTGCCGCGCGAGCGGGTCGTCTTTCACGCGGAGCCATTCGGCAACAAGATTCGACCAGCACGCGTTCGGAAAAAGGCTGTATCCGGCCCAGATATGAAATCCGGCATGCCCCTTGAATGGCTTCGTCGCGCGCCACTCGCCGTTCGTCACCATGTCGGCCTTGTCGGCCTCGTGGATAATGCAGCCGTTGTGCCGGCAGACGTAGTAGACGCTTTCCGGAATACCGTTGCCGTGCTCGTCCTTGTCCCACTTCATGCCGTGGGGCGTATCAGGGCCGCCCCATTCGAGCACTTGCCGCTCGCCGCAGTGCGGACACGCGACGAAGAAGTAGCGCTGATCGCTCTCGCCGAAGCTCTTCTCGATCCGGCTATATCCCTTCACCGTCGGCGTCGAGCCGAGAACGATCTTGCGATTCCAGAACGTCTCAGACCGCTTCGTGCCGAGCGCGATCTGATCGCCTTCGTTGCCCGCACCGTCGACCGGATAGGCGTCGACCTCGTCGAACATCACGACGCGCGACGTGATCCGCCGGAAGCCCGCCGGGCTATTCGCGCCGACGAGCGTCAGGCTCGAACCATTGCGGAACGTCTTCGCAAGGATCGTCTGATCGCTGTTCTTCGCCTTCTGATCGCCCGCGATCGCCGCGAGGACCGGCGTGTCGCGCAGCATCGGCGCGATTTCCGTCTTCGAATAGCTCTCCGCATCCTCGACGCGGGGCTGCACGACGAGAACCGGCGAAGGATCCTGGTGGATGAAGAAGCCGACCGCGTGATCCATCAGCTTCGTATAGCCGACTCGGGCCGACTTCATTACGCTGATCTTCTCGACGCTGGGGTCGGTTACTGCATCCAGCATGCCCCTCTGATAACCGAACGCCCGGAAGCGGCCGGTCTGCGCACTCGTCTCGCGCGACAGAACCGCATAACGCTCGGCCCATTCGCTCAACGTCAGCTTGGGCGGCGGCGTCAGGTTCTGGCGAAGCGCCGTCGCGAGGCCCGCCCGCAACGCGTCATAGCCGCGCGCGTACCGCCTGGTGCTATTTAGGGTTGCCTGCTCCATCGCGAGTGAGTTCTTCGAGTGCTTCTGTGATGACCTCCTGCAACATGTCCTGCAACTCGGCAGGCGTCTTGCACCGATGGAGACGCGGAGCCTGTTCCGCGGGAATTGACAGCAGGCGGGTTCGGACCTTGGCGTATTCGGTGCCGACTGCTTTCGCCACTTCGGCAACGTCGATAACCAGACCGGAGTCGCGGTCGTATTCGAGCTGAGCCTTCAGCCCGAGATAGTTCTCTTTGAAACAGCGCGCCGCGTCGAAGTCGAGCAGCTCGACGTTGCCCGAGAGAATCCGGTCCGCGACGTCAGCGGCGTCCTCTCGCGCGCCGAGCGTTACCTCGCTCGCTGCCTGGGTAACAGTTTTGCGTTTGTTACCCTGAGGCGGGGGGGTAACAGTTTGGGTAACAGCCGGCGTGCCGTCACGCCGGTACTTTTTCAGCAGCGCGTTCGACGCGTCGACATCGACCTCATCGCCCGCAAACACAAGCCAGCCACGCTCCTTCCACTTCGTGACCGTCTTCCGGCTGACGTTGTGGAGAACCGCAAACTCGCTCTGTTTCATCGCCCGAATCTGTTACCTGTTACCCAAATTTGAAAAGTTTGTGCCTAGAAAAAGATCGCACGCGCGCAGTGCCCGCGAAGCAGAAGGGCGGAGAGGGACCCGCTTGTAAACCCTACCTGCCACCTCTCCAAATCGACCACCCCCGCCCTCCTTTCGCGCACCTTTTACAACCACCCCAGCGCCCCGCGGCTCAGTAGTTGCCGTCAGCGAGGATGCGAACGCTGGGTTGGTCTACGTCGATAGCAGTAGCCTCGTGCACCTCTGCGTCACCGGGAAGGCCGCGAGCGCGCAATGCGACATTGAGCAGGTGCTCGGCAGCCGCAGCACAATCTGCGACAACGACCGCTGCGACGCCTACAGGCCAAACACCGGTGAAATCGGTGCACGTGTAAATCTTCATGGCACGGCTCACTTGTGGTTTGCGTTGCCCTCGATCTCCACATCGAAGTCGATGATGCTTAGCTTCAACACTGGTACACCGTATCCGTCCTGTTCGATAGCCATCGCTGTGACACCTGCAATCACGGTTCCGTCTGGCAGTTCAATGCGCGCCGGCTTGAGGCCGATGCTGTCAGCGGCGTTCCTAACGACGCGCAAAGCGATGCGCGCCCCAGTCCGTGAGTTTCCCTTCGGGCCTGGCGGTGGTGGCAGTCGATCCATTCGTCTTTCATCTCGCCGTCGCGAGCGCCTTTGCAAACGCCGCGGCAAACTCGGCGCGATATGTGGATGCGACCACTTCCCGGCCGCGCTTTCCGAAGTCGAGATGCTGCTTGACCGGTTGCGCATCGCCGAAGCGGATCAGCAGCTTCAAATGACTCGTCTTGTTCGCGCCACGCAGCGCGACGCCACGCTTCCCGCTGCGCTTGATCGCCTTGACATCGGTCGGGCGCTGCCACACACCGCCGATTGACTCGCCGCTCGCTGTCTTGATCGATCCAACGAAAATGTCCGGCCGCCCTTCCAGACGCTTAAGCGCGGATGGGCTGAAGTTGCCGTACTGGTTGAGCAGCGCCATGTCCTTCGGATTCAGCCACGTCTTGCCAGAGCCGATGAGCTTATGCGTGCCACCAAACTCATACGGCGCGAGATACGCGGCCGCGATGTCCTTCACGAACACCGTCGCTTCTTGCGTGTTCTTGCGCGCGGCCTTAACGCCAATCGAGTTGACTGTGAATGGCGTCGGCCGGTCAAACACTTGAGGAAGGGCCGCTTTCTCGGCGGCCTGAACGCGTTTTGCGACTGCCGTCAGCGCCTGTGCAGACGCGAACGGCAGTTGCTTGCGTTCGAAATCGTTGAGCCTCCGCGTCAGCGCGTCGAGATCCGACTGGACACTGATGCGGATGGGGCTCTGCATTACTCGCCGTCCTTGATGGTCGGGTGATTCTTCAGATCGGCCAGCCGTTGGATCAGGCGCTGGTATTCGTGCACGGCGCTATTGCCGATCATTCTCACCAGCGCTTCGATCTCGCCGATGATCGTCAGCGGGTGCTCATCCGAGCCAGACCCATTCGGGCCAGCAGAAAGTGCCGTCTCCGACTCCCCCGCTTCGGCACTGCCAGCCTCCGCATCAGCGGCGCCACCAGCGTCCAAAGGGACGGCATCCGACGACACGCTTGCCGGCGCTTGCGCATCGAGGTTCGGAGCGGCCGGCGTCGGATTCAGATCTGTAGCGCCCGCGCCGCCCGGATCTGCTTGTGCGTCAGAAATCACCGCCGGCGAAACGTCGACAGAACTCGCGCCGGAGCCGTTTCCCTGCTCACCTGCCGTATCCGAGCCGGTCGCAGACACAGCCGGGTCCAGCGCAGCCAGGGCATCGCCAGCCGTCGGCGCGGCTGACGAGGTTTGCTCCCCCACATTCGCGCTCGGGTCGACGCCCGCACCGTTGGCGATCAGGTCGGGAATCTCGTCGCGCGTGATCTCGCGGATCGGCGCGACCGCCGCCTCGTCGTTGTCAAAGATGACGTTGGTGTCCGGATTGAACTTGAGCATAGCAACCTCCGAAAAGAAAACGCCCCGGCACAGGCCGAGGCGTCAAATCAGGGCAGTTGCCCCGCCGAGGAGACACGCATGAACGTGTTCGAGAAAGCAAAAAGCCCGCTCAGCGGCGGGCTTTCTCTACCGACGACTTCGCCTCCCAGTCGGGAAGCGAAAGCTCACGCGCGAGGCGGATTCGGTAATCTGGCGCGATTATAGGACGGTTGCTTCTGGTTTACAACCTGTCTTTCGCAAGTTCTTCATGAATGCTCGTGCATGGATTTTCGAGATGTGTTGCCGGAGCGAAGACTCGGCTTCGGCCAGCACGATTTCGAACTGCCGCCCGCGCAACACGGCCTTGTGTTGCTTACGCATGCGCGTCTGCACCTGCTCCGGCGACATTCTCCAAACGTAGGTGTATTTCAAAACCCACTTGTGCACATGGTTCGGCATCGTCGACCAAGCCGCCTCAACGAGCCACCCGTCCTTCTCGACGGGCGTCACACCGTGAGGCGCCTCCTTCGCATCGCGCAATGCGACATAGAGCTGCGCCCACTGCGCGCACACTCCGGATTGGAACTTGGGCATGCGCACCGTCATGCCCCAGTTATCGAACCGCGCCTCGTTCGTCTCGAACTTCATTCAACCTCCGCCTCGTATTTATTGCATCGGCGCATCTCGACCCAATCGAGTGACGCTTTCTGATTTCCTCTGCTGCAAACGTACTTCCGCGTCCCGCCCCAACGAGACAGCACGAGTTGAACGCATCCCAAGCAAGTGCCGTCTTGCTTGCGCTCAAGCACGATGGCCGGGTCCAAGAACTCGAACCGCCTCACATCGCCACCATGAAGCTGATGCCCCAGTTCATCAGCCACGCGACGAAGCTGTTGCGCAGATCGGCGCTGCGCGGGAACGGAAACTCGATTTCGAGCGATTCGGCCTCGCTCTCAATCTGGCCGGCGAACGGGCAACCGTCGAAGGCGATGACCTTGGCGCCCGTCACCCCATCGACGTGCTGCCTGCTAGTGTCGATCAGGCTCTGCGGCACGTCAGCGTATTGGATATAGGCGTGCGCGCTCACTGGCTCACCCCCGTGCGCGAATACGCGGCGATAGCGAGAACCGACAGAGCGGTCCACATGAACACGAAGACGATGCCGGCGGCGTCCGCGTTTGGCTGCGCCGCGAGAGAAGCGGCGGCAATCATCGCGTCACCTTTTGCGATTGCGCCGGGATCGCCCAGTCTTTGCGCTTGATGCCGAGCGCCACCCACAGCGCGTCGAAGTTTTCCGGAATCGTCGTGTTCATGCTCAATCTCCCACTTCCATCTCGTTTAATCCGCTCTCAAGGAACGGGGCCAAAGTCTTTTTGTTTTCGTCGATATACGCTCGGGTGCGATACACGCCCGGCTTGTCTTTCACCCACGCGTCATCCCAGATCGGGATACCGTTTCGGCGATCCTCCGGAATCCACGCGTCCACCACCACGAATGGTCTGTCTGCGCTCTGCAACTTCGGCAGCGCCACGCGATAAGCCCTCGTCTCGAACTGCGTCGTCAGCCGAAAGGGCTCCAGTAGATACCGCCTCCCGTTCCTGCCGCGAGGCGTGCGCCATCGCGTATCCGTCGGCACTCGAATCAAAACCTGCACTTTCTTCCTCCTTCACGTACTTAAATCTGCAACTCCAGCCGGTGCGCGGAGGGTAATAACGCCCGCTATGCACGCCTCCGTTACAACCTCGCACCACCACCGACGGATGAACACCAAGCGAGCGCGCCGCAACCACGCTCGACTCGTACTCAATTCCATCGACGACCCAAAATTTGGAGACTCGCTTATTGATCTGATTGGCAGACGGCGTTACCCACTTGCAATTGCCTGGGCCGTAGCCAAGATCGTTGTTCAGTCGCTCGATCCACGCCCCTTCCGGTCGCGGACCCATATCGGCGATGAATTCATCGAAGGTCGCCCACAGGACACGAATTCCGCGTGCACCGTAGTTCTTGAAGTGCTCGTTGCTGGGGTTGCCGCATCGCGTCTTCATGTTCTGGTAAATCTTGTATTCGGACGTCCTCGATGCTCCATGCCTGAGATTCGAGACCCTGTTCTGCTGTCGGCGCAGACATCCACATGACTTCGCGCGTCCATTGAGCAATGCTCCACGTTGCGGCGTCACCACCTTCCCGCATATGCAAAGACATTCCGCCTTCGGATTCTTGGAGTCAGGAATCAGCCGAAGAACGGTCAGCCGATGAAAGACATCTCCCACAAACACCTTTCTCATCAAGAGAACTCCTCGTGACCGATTTCGTTTAGGACCTGCGCCAATAGCGCCTCCTCTGTTCCGAACTTCCACTGCCAGATCTCAGGGCCGGCGTGGAACGCAACCCCGTAGCCACCTAACCTGTGGTGCATAGGGCAAAGCGGAATCGTGTCGAGATTGCCGCTTCGCTGGCCGCCGCCGGCGAGAAAGCGCACGTGATGCACTTCCGCCGGGCTTTCTCCGAATCGGAGATTCCGGCAGACGACGCAGCACAGGCCGGCAACGATCCCCATGTGCTCTCGCTCAGCTTTCGGCGCGCGAGGCTTTGCGCGCTTCTTCAATTCCGCGCGACGCAGCGACGTCGCGCGATCCGCCGTGTTCGTGAACGGCGACTTGCGTTTGAAGCCGCTCGACTTGAGCGGCGTCCTACGCTGAATCGGCGCCGAACGCTTCACGCGGCCTCCGCCTGGTCGAGCAGCTCGATCACCGCCTCTTGCGAAATGACCGGCATGTCGCCAGCCAGGCCGACGATGTGACGCGCCTGCATTACGAGAAGCCCCAGGCCGCGCGCCAGCGTGTGCTCGACGGTCGCGCCCCGCGACTGCTCCCAGCCGGGAAGCAGCGCGATGCCGTCGCACGTCACGAGCTCGCGAATGTCCGCGCGCATTGCCGTCAGCCAGTCGGGATTGGGGCCGACGTCTATCTCCGCCGGATTGACGATCTCAAAGCCCAGCGCGCGGAGACGCGCCGCCTCGGCGTGGAATACCGGGAAGTTCAGTTCGGGCAGGTTGGACATCGGTCCGGCGATGTAGAGCTTCATGCGACTGCCCTCCCGACGCGGCACATGGCCTGCATGCCGGCGACCAGCGCCGCGAGAGACGGCGAGGTCGGCACCGAAATCTCCCTGCTGCGCAGGCTCAGTTCCGCGGACGACGGAAACTTTTTTCCAGACCAGCGATACACGACCGGGGGCTGGCCACCGATGGACTGGCGGCTCTTCCCGACTCGCTCGACGTATCCATGCGCCTCAAGCGCCACGAAGACGTTCTTCAGGATGTCGCGGGATACCTGAAGGTCTTCGACGACCGCGCGCAGCGTCGCGTGCCGGCGGCGTTTCAAGGCTTCGAGCACGAGGCGCTGATTCAGCGGCATCGGTTTCGGGGTTCGCTTCTTCGGCGCGCGTGTGCTCAGATCCTGCCGCGCGTAGTTCTCATTTCCTCGCATCACTTCACCTCCACGATCGTTAGTCCCCGCGCGGCCATCAAATGGCGCTTGATGCGGTATCCCTCGGTCACACGCCCTTTCACGTCTTCAATCACCTGCTCGCCAGCCCGCTCGTAGACGAAGTCGGCGACATAGCGCAGCGCCGGACGCTTCCGGCCTGCGATCACGACTGGGTCCGCCAGGACGAACGGCACTTGCAACTCCAACTCGCTGATCTCGCCGCGCGCCTGCATCTGCACCAGCTCGTGCCAGCGCTTCATCTCGCGCTTGCTGTCGAACTTGATGCCGCCGCTTTCGCATTTCTCGTTGCGGTATTTGGTCGGTTTCTTCTTCGCGGCCGGAACCTTCGTCGCAGTCGCGAATGGGTCATATCCGGATGCGATGTCGTCGAACTCGCTCGCGGGCTGGTTGCCAGCGCGGCGCATCAACTCGCGCCGGGCAAAGTCCGGCCCGACGGAGCGGTCGTCGCGCACGCGCGCGGTGCCGACTTGTGTCGTTCCTTCCGGGTAATGGAGGGCTGCGGTGCGCTTGCTCACGCCGCCTCCGTGTTGCCGTTTTTGTCGCGCGGGACGTCGTTGAAGTAGGCATAGAGCTGCTCGTACCGCTCTTCGCTCTCGCGGCCGACCGTGCGCAGCATGTCTTCCATCCATTCGCCCGGGCCGGCCGCCTTGAAAACGCGGACCTTGAAGTGCATGAACGTCTCGCCGTCCTTCAGCTTCACGCCGAGTTGCGCGGCACGCGCCTCGATGCCGCTCGACGTCTTCCACCAGTCCGAGGCGATCGCCTGCGCGCCGCCAGTCGCCCCGGATACACCGTCAGCCTTCACCGTGAACAGCCCCGTCCAGCCGCGCAGAACCGCTTCCTCGACCGTGACCTCCGGCGACTGTCCGGCTGCAGCGAGCTTCAGCAGCTTCTTGATCGACACCTGTGCCGCCGCACGCGTCCAGGGGGCGTCCTTGTTTTTGGCTTCGCGGTGTTCACACCACATCGCCCACACGTCCGCAGGGATGCCGTTAGGAAGTTGGAGATGGCGAAGCTCGTCATGCAACGCAACTCGCGGCGCACGCCGCGCGAATTGCTGATCTAAGTTCTTCTCTTGCTCTACTAAAGCAATCTTGGTGTCGAAATTTGGAGGGGCTTCAGGTGAAATTTCACCCCCTTCAACGTGGGATTTGGAGGGGCTTGAGGTGGGATTTACAGCCCCTTGAATATTGGAGGGGCTTGAATTTTCATCCCCCTTAGAACGTCGCGATTTGGAGTGGCTTGCTTTTTCACCCCTCTTCGCCACGTATTCTTCGAGCGTCGGCGGGCTCAGCGAGATTGTTTTGCCATTTCGCGGATCGACGCTCTGCACGATCGTCGCGCCGGCAGGAGCGAGCATCTGATAGATGACAATGCTCTGCGTGCGGCCCAGACGCTTATCGGTTTCCAGCAGGTAGCCCAGTTCGATCAGCTTGCTTCGGGCACGGCGGATCGTCTGGATATTCAACTCGGTGTCCAGTTCGAGCTCGTCGTTCGTGACCCACGTCGAATAGTCTTCGGCGGCCCAGTTCGCGTAGGTCTTCAGCAGCGTCTTGGCGGACGAATCGCCGACGCGCTGACGCTTTGCCCATTGGTGTGCGTATCCGCTCATCGTGGCCTCAGTGCAGATCCGCGCCGCGCATCTTCTGCGCAATCTCGGTGAGGCCCTTGGCGGTCACGAGAACCTGCGTGGTGACCTTCTCGGAACCGTCGTTGCGGTGGACGGTCGTGATCTTGTGCTCGAGCACGCCGCGCTGCAGCTTGTCCTGATAGGCGGTCCACGTCGCGCCGCCGGGACGGCGATAGATCCAACCGTTCGACTGCATCCACTCGAACACGCGCTTCGGCTGCTCCTGCAGGTTCTTGGCGGCATCGGTGATGCACATCGCACCCTGTGCAACCGTCAAGCGATTGAGCGCCTCGACCTTCGGCGCCGCGGCGGCGACCTCTTTCTGCAGGCGATCACGATCTTCCGCGAGATCCGCCGCCAGACGCAGCGCTTCAGACATCGTCTGCGGGATGGCGAACGCGCTGGCCGCGGCCTGCTGCTCCAACTGCTGCCAGCGATCAACGAGACGCGCAGTGAACTGCGGTGAGAGCTGCGCGACGATCACATAGCTGTCTCGCTTGCCCACGCGATACTCGACTACGCGCTGCCCGAGGTGGTTTTTAACTTCCTCAGCCTGAGGAAGTTGAATCACGCCTTGATGTGCCAAATTCTCGATGGTCCGCTTCACGTTGTCGTGACGCGATTCGAGCAACTCGGCAATCTCGCGGCTCGACATCATCGGCGCGCCCGGCATCGTCAATTCGTTCATGGATGACCTCACAGGTCGTTGTCGTGACCGCACGGCAACGAGCCGTCGGCGGATTGACGCGCACCGCAGCCGATGCAGATCTTGCTCGGCTGGGCGGCGTCAGAAGGTGATGTCGAGATCGGGCCGAGGAACATGCGCCCGATGCCGAGGAGTTCGAGAGCCGAATTGACGGGCTGCAGATCGCGCGCGCTCATGCCTTCACCTTTTGCGCCAGAGCGCAACCAGACTTGAGCTGACCGAACTCGTGCGTCAGACGAAGGCGCATATCGGTGAGTTCGCCGTTGTAGCGAACGCCGCGAGCCGCCACGGCGCAAAGCGCCTCACGGATCTGCTTCTGCTCCGCCGGCGTCAGTGCTACCGGCGGTTCCCCCGGCATGAGAACCGGATTCGAATTGTTTTGCATGGGATCTCCCGCCGGCGTACCGGTCAGTAGTACTAAATCGGAACATAAGAAGCCTGGCGTCCAAGCTGCTTGTGTATCGACTCATCCATGCAGGTGTCGGCCTCGTAACCGACTTGCTCCGTCAGTTGTCTGACGTTTTATTCCCCGCGACGCCCAATGTGGGCCACTTCAAACGCGGCTACTTCAGGGTGCAGCGGTCCATATGCTGAGCGCAGGACGTGATACCCAAGGTATTTCTGTGTTGAAACGCCCAGACTCGCCGCCAAAGCAGCCAACTCCCCAGCTTCAGGAATCGGAAGTTCAACGAGGAAGCTGGTTTTTCCTTCCTTCATGCCGTTACAGCGCTCCCAACTTGGGACGACGCGACACTGACGCTCAGCAGATTCGCTGGCAAAGTGCCAATCGTGCCGAACAGAAAAAGCTTGGCAATTCGAGCAAGCGCAGCGGAATCGTGATCGATCCCATGCAGAGCCTTGTAGGCCTGCAATCCCTCGTAGACGGGGTCTTCGAGGCGGGTCTTGACTTCATTTCGAAACTCGGCACGACGCGACATAGAACCTCCCTAACAAAAAGAAAAAGTTGAACGATGACCATCTTTACCGCGGGTGAGACCAACCTCCTTTTCTTCCACCTAGATTTCGGCTGTCCGAGAAACACGCAATATCTCGAACCCTCGATAGTCCGGCCGAAGCTTCTCGCATGTGATGCGTTCGTCTTTCAGCGCGTCCTCTATGAACGGGCACGCCTCGACCGGTGCACGCTTGTCCCTGTTGATCCACTGCCAGACGGCCTGCGTGCTACTTCCGATACGGCGCGCGAAATCGGCCTGGCTGTCGCACAAGGAGACGGCGAGCTTCAGGGTTTCGAGCGCGAGGGTTTGGGCGGCGTTTTCCATAGCCACCATCATAAACCTTTGTTTAAAGAAAATCAAACTCTTGTTTATGGCGCATGAACACAATTGTTTATACGATGCGCCCCATGAGTCTGGGAAAGAACGTCAAGCACCTTCGCGCCTTAGCTGACATCGCACTGGAGCCCTTGGCGGAAGCCCTGGGCTTGGAGCGTGCTGCCGGCCGTCAAAAAATTTATGCGCTCGAAAAGCGCGAAAGCAAAAAGTCAGACATCGCTTCTGACCTCGCCAGATATTTCGGCTTCCCCGTCGAACGGCTGCTCTCCGAAGATCTGACGCACCTCACCAAGGACGAGTGGCTGGCGATCCGCAGCGCCTACTATCATTCCAATCCACCGAATAACAGCCAGAACAGCGGCCAGATCGAGCAATCGACAGCGCCGTCGCGGGCGGATCATTCCCGAACAGAACTTGGGCGGACGGAAGCCCTGCAGCGTGTTCAGGCCGCAGGGAACTCCCTCGGGCTCTCAGCAATAGAAATTGCGAAGGCCGCCAACGTCGATCAGAGGGTGGCCGAGCGTTGGCTGCGAGGCGAAGGCGATCCGCCCACGCTGGAGCAGGCTGTCGCGCTCCAGAACAAGTTTGGGATCAACGCTGTCTGGCTAACAAAGGGAAAAGGTGATCCGGGTGTTACCGTTCGCTTCACGGACGAGTTTCAGCCGATCCCCATAACGAATTGGAAGGCAATACCTGTGGTTGGCATGGCACAACTTGGAGATAACGGCTACTGGGCTGACCTGGAGTATCCAGTCGGCCACGGTGATGGCTACGTTACCTTCCCGACGAACGACCCCGACGCTTACGCGCTTCGTTGCGAAGGTGATTCGATGCGGCCTCGCATCAAAGCCGGCGAGTTCGTGGTCGTTGAGCCGAATCACGAAATCGAGCCAGGCGATGAGGTTCTCGTGAAGTCCATCGACGGACGCGTCATGGTGAAGGAGTTTCTCTACCGCCGCATGGGAAGAACACACCTCATCTCGACTAACGACGCTCACCCGCCGGTGGCATTTACGGATGAAGAAATCGAGAAGATGCATTACGTCGCCGGCATCGCGAAGCGGGCAATGTGGCGCCCTGCATGATTTCCCTGGGGTTAACAACAATGAAAAGAACCCGGATCTTATTCACCTTTATCGCCGCGCTCGCGAGCGTCGACGCATTCGCTGATACCGAGTATGCGCTGCTCGCGCCCCCTGAGAGTATCGAGAGGATATGCATGCAAACAGCGGGCGTAACCTGCGTGCACGATGCGGAGCAGGCGGTTCCTGATAATTTGAGGCATAACGCGGCCCTTCCCTTGTCGCCGGACCAGATGTCGTTCCTCGATCGAGCAGGATCGCCGCGCACGGAAGTCCGCGGCTTCTTGATCCTAGCGGACGCGCAAACGCCAGGTGGGAATCGGTACTACCGCGCGTCGGCGAAGATCTTCAAGACAGCCTTTCTCGGAACCGGGATGAAGCAGGACGAGGACTACCAGCCAGTTTTCTGGTCTGAGGTTGGCGCCGAGTTCTCCGCAGCTCCCGTCAACTCGACCGCGGAAGCGGCGTTTGCGGCGGACATCGACAGAAAGGCCGAGCAAGAAGCGATGCGCCGACAGCAGCGCCAGCTGCTGCTCGCGCAAAAAGAAGCCGACGCCAGGTATCGAGCTTCGCCTGAATACGCGGCGTCGGAACGGAAGCGTCAAATCGAGCAATGCAAGGTCACAATCGTGCAGGCAAGAAAGGCTATCGCGCAAGACGAGCGTGTCGCGAAGATCTCCGGATATGAAAACAAGTTGCTGCGCGAGCAGGCCGCCATCTCGATAGTGCAGTGCGAGGACTTGCTGGCGTCGAGCCAATAAAGATCGCAGACCACCAATACCAAACCCGCTTCGGCGGGTTTTTTGTTGCGCTCGCGCGCCGCGCCTCGGCCCTTTCGGTGCGCTGTTACAACTTTCTCTGCGTCCACATAAACATTTGTTTTGACATTGTCTAAACGTATGTTTATGATTCATCCCATGCGCTGAACGAAGAGCGCACCGGCGAAAACCGGGAGCCCTGATCTCAGGGCACTGAGTGACTCATCCAGTGCCTTGTACTCAGGGCTTCTCTCCCGACAAAGAATGCGCCGAATTGCCGGCGCGGCGCCGAAAGGCGATCGCTCTCTATCACTGTTGAATGATGAATTGGCGTGAAATCGCCCTGCCCATGTCCCGGACGGCAGAACGTAAAAGTCCCGGAAATGGCGGCCAGAGGAGCTGCTTCCGAAAGGCGCCCAGTGCTAGGTGGCGCGGTAACC